AAAAGAACTTGGATATGAAGGACGCGCAAATCCAAAACACGCAAAACCCAGCTGGAGGTGAAGAATGAACGACCAAATTCTTGAACACTTGGCCAAAAAGCTGGAAGAGTTGAAACAAACTTACATCGGTCCCCTTGGCGACGGGACTGCAAAGGATTTTGGTGAGTACCAAAATATGAGCGGGGTAATCCGGGGTCTTGCCCTTGCTCAACGTGAGATAGCCGACCTCGTGCGAAGATTGAAGGAAGCTGAAGATGACTGAGTTTGACTTAAGTGCTATTGACCTATCCAGTATCTTGAATAAAGACGCTGAGCAAAAGGCAAAGCAACTACCTGAACCTGCGCGATTCCACCTGCTGTGCGTCGTTCCCGAAGCAATGGAAGAGTTTGCAGACAGTGAAATTGGGATTGTTAAATCGTCCCAATCCATGCACTATGAAGAAGTACTGACCCCAGTGCTGTTCGTGGTAAAGATGGGTCCTGATGCTTATAAAGATGCAACCCGTTTCCCCAATGGGCCGTCTTGTAAGGTAGGCGATTTCGTAATTGTTCGTCCCAACTCTGGTACACGCCTGAAAATTCATGGCCGTGAATTCCGTATCATCAATGATGACTCGGTTGAAGCGGTGGTTGAAGACCCACGCGGTATCACCCGTGCTTCTTAAGGAGGATATATGGAGCCATTCAAATTCCCCGACGAAGTCGAAGATACCAAAGCCAAAGCTGTTGAGGCAGAGCCCGAGTTTGAAATTGAGACGGTGGATGACACCCCGCCTAAAGATCAAGGGCGTAAGCCAATGGATGAGCCCCCTAAGGAGCTGACTGATGACGAACTTAATAAGTACGATGACAGCGTGCGTAAGCGTATTCAGCACTTTACTAAGGGCTACCATGAAGAACGCCGCGCTAAGGAAGCCGCCCAACGCGCCCAAGAAGAAGCTATTCGGATAGCGCAAGCTATTGCTGAAGAGAACAAGCGCCTAAAAGGTTCTTTGTCTGAAGGCCAAGTTGCTTTACTGGACCAAGCTAAACGCGTTGTCCAAAGTGAATTGGAAGAAGCAAAGCGCAATTACAAAGCTGCCTACGAAGCAGGGGATTCTGAAGCATTAATTGCCGCGCAAGAAGCAATGACGGCAGTCAAAATCAAAGCGGACAAGGTACATAGTTACACGCCGCCCCCTATTCAGCAGACTAATTATCAGTTCCAACCTCCACAACCTGCCCAAAAAGTAGACCCTCGGGCTGAAAATTGGCAGGAACAAAACCCTTGGTTTGGACAAAATCGCAAAATGACTGCATATGCTATGGCACTGCACGAAGATTTGGTTAATAATGAACGTATATCTCCCACCAGTGATGACTACTACCGTCGCATTGACACGGAGATGAGGGAAAGATTCCCTGACCAGTTTGGTCAGGACTCGTCGGCTGATGCGCCCACTCAGCGGTCGAGGGTTAATGTAGTTGCACCTGCCACTAGAAGTACTGCTACCAAGAAAATCGTACTTACTAAGACGCAGGTGGAAATCGCCAAAAAGCTTGGGGTTCCTTTGGAAACCTATGCTAAGAAGGTTGCGGAATTAAACGGAAGGAATATTTAATATGGCTGAAACTCAAAACCGCGCTAGTCGTACAGCGGACTCTCGTACAACTGAATCGCGTATTACCCATTGGCGTCCGCCAGAAGTGTTGCCAATGCCTGACGAACGTCCGGGCTGGAAACATCGGTATATTCGCACCAGTGTTTTGGGAGGTTCAGACCCAAGCAATATTTCATCCAAGTTTCGTGAAGGGTATGAACCCTGCAAAGCAGAAGATTATCCTGAACTGATGATGCACGCCTCAACCGAAGGTCGCTTTAAAGGCAACATTGAAGTTGGTGGCTTGTTGTTGTGCCGTATTCCTGAAGAGTTCATCAAGCAGCGTGATGACTACTACGCTCAACAAAACCGAGCTCAAATGGAATCTGTGGACAATAACTTCATGAAAAATAGTGACCCGCGCATGCCGTTGTTTGCAGAACGCAAGTCAACGATATCGTTCGGTAAAGGTTCTTAATTTTTAGGAGTTTACAAATGGCTTATCCTATCGTTCCCGCAGCTTACGGCTTGAAGCCCGTAAGCCTGTCTGGGGGTCGGGTATTTGCGGGTTCTACCCGTTTGATCCCTATCTCCTACAACTATGGCTATAACCTCTTCAATGGCGACGTCGTCGGCATTAGCGGTGGTACTTTGGCCGTTACCGCACTTGGTGCAGCTTCGTCGGTTTCTTCTGGCGCTGGTGCTATCGGCGTGTTTGTTGGCGCTCAATACGTCAACAGCATGAGCCAAACCGTTCGTGCACAATTCTATGCAGCTAACACTGCTACTAACGGCGGCGCTTATGGCCCTAACAGCCAACAAGGTTACGTTGTGGACGATCCGTTCGCAGTGTTCCAAGCAGCTGTTTTGACCCAAGGCACTTCTTCTGTGTCTAACACTCCCGGTGCTACTGTTGGCTACGTGAACCCCTCGTTCATCGGCTCCAACATGTACTTGGTTACCCAAGGTTCTAACGGCGGTTCCGCTTCTGGCAACACCAACACTGGTGATTCTGCTATGGGCTTGACCGGTGGCGTTATCACCTCTGGTACTCAAGGTAACACCCGTGTTACTTCGAGCGCTCCTTTCCGTGTTGTGTCCGTGGTTCCTGACACTGCTGTTGTTGTTACCGCTATCAGCGGCAATGCTACTTCTAGCAGCGCTACTTTGACCATCACTGCTGCCAACAGCGCCATTCAACCCGGTATGCAACTGATCGCTCCTAGCGTTTCTGGCGCGTATGCAGGCCAATTCTTGACCGTGACCAACGTCAACGGTACAACTTTGACCCTGTCTACCACCGTGTCAGTTCCTGCTGGTACATCTTTGTCTTTTGTTGGCTACCCAGAAGTGCAAGTACAGTGGAACTTCGGTTACCACAACTACTTGAACGCTACCGGTGCTTAAGGAGTAATTTAAAATGGCTATTTCACGCGCACAACTACTTAAAGAACTGCTCCCCGGCTTGAACGCTTTGTTCGGTTTGGAGTACGCCCGTTACGGTGAAGAACATAAAGAAATTTATGAAACCGAAACTTCTGAACGTTCGTTTGAAGAAGAAACCAAACTGTCTGGCTTCTCCGCCGCTCCGGTGAAGAATGAAGGCAGCGCAATTTCTTATGATAACGCGCAAGAAGCTTGGACCACCCGTTACAACCACGAAACCATCGCCTTGGGTTTCTCAATCACTGAAGAAGCGATTGAAGATAACTTGTACGACAGCTTGTCTGCTCGTTACACCAAAGGCTTGGCTCGTGCTATGGCTTACACCAAGCAAGTTAAGGCAGCTTCTGTTTTGAACAACGGCTATAACGCTCAGTATGTCGGCGGCGACGGCGTGGCTTTGTTCTCTACCGCTCACCCCTTGGTTAACGGTGGCACTAACAGCAACACTTTCTCTACTCCTTCTGACTTGAATGAAACTGCTTTGGAAGCCGCCATCATTCAAATCGCTGCTTGGACGGATGAACGTGGTCTGTTGATCGCTGCTAAACCCAAGAAATTGGTCGTGCCTCCTGCTCTGATGTTTGTTGCTACCCGTTTGTTGGAAACTGAACTCCGCGTCGGTACTAACAACAACGATATCAACGCCATCAAGAACAACGGCGCTGTGTCTGAAGGCTATACCGTTAACCACTTCTTGACCTCGACCAACACTTGGTTCTTGACCACTGATGTGCCTAACGGTCTGAAGCACTTTGAACGTATGCCCCTGCAGAATTCAATGGATGGTGATTTTGATACGGGCAATGTACGTTACAAGAGCCGTGAACGTTACAGCTTTGGCTGGTCTGATCCTCTGGGCGTGTTCTCGTCCTACTAAAAACAAGGGTTTACCCCCATGTTTGAAGGCCCTTCGGGGCCTTTTTCTTTGCCTAAAAACCAGTACAATTATTACCTGTAACTAAGTCACAGGAGTAAATATGGATACCACAAACCTACCCAAGACCCGAGAAGAAGCAAAGCGAACCGGGGCCAAGTACTACTTCACTGGACAGCCGTGCAAGCATGGGCACATAGCTGCACGCAAAACTAAAGGAGCCTGCGTTGAGTGCCTAAAGGTCGAATGGGAAAAAGCCAATATCACCCGTGCAGAGTACTTTAAAGAGTACAACAAACGAGAAGATGTCAAAGACCGTAAAAATGAGTGGTATGTAGAGCATCGTGAACAAGTAATAGCCGCTGCTAGAACCCGGCCTATTGCGCAGTTACGTGAGTACCGAAATGTTTGGAAAGAAAACAACAAGTCACAAATTCGAGCAGATACTAAGGCGCGGCGGCGTAAACATCGTGAGGCAACACCTCCTTGGCTAACAAGAAAACAAAAATCCGAAATTAGGCAGCTGTACCAAATCGCTATTACGATGACTCAAACAACGGGGGAGCAATATGTAGTCGATCATATAGTTCCTTTGCGCTCTGATGTTGTTTGCGGCCTTCATGTGCCGTGGAACCTACGTGTCATCACACAGGAAGAAAACTTAAAAAAGTCCAACAAACTCCTTGACACCTCTGCCAAATAAGGTATATTGAGCGCATCTGGGAATTCGACCTTGTTGCCACTGGCCCAGCAGACGATGCAACGATTAACAAGGTAACTTTTGCATAAGGACATTTGTCATGGCACGCAGTACATTTGAAGGCCCAATCCTTTCGGGCGACAACCGTTTTGGCGCTTTGCGCGACGTTGGTTACACAGTCTTGGAGCAAGACTGCTACATTGATCTTTCCAACACTACTGTTGGCACTGCTGGTTACTCTGGCGGTTCGGGCCAATTCGTTTGGGGCAACAACATCCCCAACTTGAACGGCACTGTTTATACCCCCTCTAGCGTTTACAGCGCTAACGGTCCCACGATTGTTACCCCCACTGCTGACGTGACTGGTTCTGGCGCTGGCCAAATCTATCGTGGCGCTGTGATGTATTTGCCTATCAGCAGCCAAATCATTGATATCACTGTTGACTACATCTCCGCAATCACTGGTGAGTCTGGTGCTACTTTGAGCAACACTTCTGTGTTTGTTTCTAACGCTTTGACCGCTGCTGGTGGTACTCCTACTTACGCTACTGCCGCTCTG